CGCACGGTGCTTTGGTACAACACCACTTAGGAAGAACTCCTAAGTCTCCTACTACTGAATGGATCCATCATGGATGAGAAGGTGCGTACTTGGGTCCATATCGGACCCGACGCTTGGACATATCAACGTCCAACACAGGTCACTAATGTCTATGAGACACTTAGTGGTACTGCTTCTCCGATCACGTCGTTGCAAACGACGCGATCACGCGGCCACGCCTGGCCTTCTGGCCGGCGTGGTAATACGGATGCTGGTGGAGATTTCTCCACCATAAGGCTAAAGGAGATAGACTTTGGCTCTTCCCGTTCTCGGGGAGAAGGCAGAGGCTATATCTATACTGGCAATGAATATGCCATTAGGCCTTATGACGCTATGGAAGCTGCTATGGCTATGGTCGCTTTTACCTCAGACGCAAGTCTGCGGCAAAAGGGAACCACTGCTGTGGCAAGATCCGTACCGACAAATCCGGTTGCCGATGCAGGAACCTTCATCGGGGAGCTCAAGTCTGGTTTACCCAAACTTGTTGGCAAAGAGCTATTCAAGTCAAGGCTTAAAGACTACCGAAAGGTGGGCTCTGAGTACTTGAACGTTGAATTTGGCTGGAAGCCCTTAGTCTCCGATTTACAGAAATTTGGTCAAGCTGCTGTTGAATCTGAAAAGATCATCGAGCAGCTTCACCGGGATTCTGGAAGGAACATACATCGTAAATTCGCGTTTCCTGATGACGTCGTGACGACAACTAAGGTATCTAATAATAGAGCCATTTCTGGTTCTATTACTAGTATATACCCATATTGTTTTCACGTCGCTGGGGGAGGGACTTTGACGTCTACCACTAAGGTGACGACAAAGACCTGGTTCTCTGGTTGTTTTACCTATCATCTTAACTTGGGGAATACTCTCCAAGATAGGATTGCTAGGAATGCAGCCGAGGCAAGAAAACTATTCGGTGTCGAGCTAACGCCCGAGACTGTATGGAATCTTGCTCCCTGGAGTTGGGCCGTCGACTGGGAAGGAAATATTAGGGATGTTCTCCACAATGTTTCCAGATTTTCCCAAGACGGTCTGGTAATGCGCTATGGCTATATCATGCAGCAGAAAACTGCCGAAATAGACTATAGCCTGACTTGGCATGGCCGTTTAAACGGCTCTCCCAAGACAGATCTGCGAGCTCGAATTGTTGCTGAAAGCAAGATTCGTCGCAGAGCAACCCCATTCGGTTTTGGCTTTGACATGACCGCCCTGACCGGGCGGCAGTCTGCCATTCTAGGGGCCTTGGGTATTTCCCGAGGTCCTAGGCATCTTTAACCGAGATGCTGACTAGGCAGCACTCTTACAAGAGTGTTGTCTGGTGTCATAGTGCCCCTACAGGGGCATGACTCCCATTCAACTGAAAGAGTAATGCCATGTCATTTGCTGATCCCCAGTCCGTTACTGTCAACGCGGTCGCGATTTCCATGCCCCGTACGAGCTCCGGTGTAAACTCCGGTGTCTTTACGGCGGCAGATGGAAATTCGCGTCTGTCCGTCTCGCATGCCTATGGCAAGCGAACTCGACGGACGATCCGTCTCGACAGTTCGAAGGTTGCTGCTGATCCGCTGCTCCCGACCCAGAACGTCAAGCTTTCCAACAGTGTTTATCTGGTGGTTGACGCTCCGGTTGCCGGGTTCACGAATACAGAGCTCAAGCAGTACATTGACGGCTTTCTGGCCGCTTTGACTGCTGCCTCCGGTGCCAAAGTTACGCAGCTCTTGGGCGGCGAAAACTAGGCAAGGACTGACCATTCAGGGTCAGTAACACATGGCTATGGAAGCTCGAACTCATATTAGGAGCCGGCTTGAAAAGCCTTATGTTACTCTGGCAGGAGGTAGCTAATGAACTTGCTACCTGGTGTTGCACTAGCACCAGCTTGGACTTTAAAACAGTCCAGGCTCGCGTCGAAAATGAAGGTGAATCGTTTCTCACGATCACCCTACCGAACTTCTGCACTGACTTCCAAAAAAGTCTTGTAGAAGGACGTGTAGATCGCAACCAGTTTCAAGGATTTTCCTTTACTGGTAGTCTCCCCCGATTCCTCGGAGGTTTCTTCGATCTTGTTTTCGACCGTGGTACAGGTCTCTTGCTTGATAATCCATCAGTTGATGCGATCTATTCGATACGTCAACTTACGTTGATGTTCGGAAAGATTCTTCTTCCTTGCAGTGATGCTAGAAAGGATGCCGCAATTGACGGATATCTCAAGTGTGAGCAGTCAGTTAAAGAAGCGGACGCTTCGAGGAGATCTTCTCAAAATGAGGATTTCCATCGAATCTCTCGCTTGCTATGGGCTGATCTCTTTTCGGCAGTGGATAATTCCATTGCGAAATTCGAGATTCTCCCTAAGCACGGCCCCGGTTCCACCGCTGATCGACTTAAGGGTAACCAAAAGTACAATCAGACCGAGTGGACGGAGAGGCTTGAGAAAGTGTTCCCAGCGGGTGAGTTTTTACTCCCGCATTGGAAATACATCTCTAACCTTGACCGTGTTAACTGGCTCGAACCCGGAAAAGAACG